GCAGTGTCAGTTAAATTACTCCAGGTGGCAGAAGGTGTAGTACCATCGGTCCACTCTACTGATCCATAATAGCCGCTGCCAAATATTCCAGAACCATATATTTGTGGCCCAATTAGTTCAGTTACCCAGGTCTCATTCATGTGTAAACATACTTAGGTCTCATATTCAAAGTCCCACCAGAATAGCGGCTCTTTTCATCACTTACCTGGAGTTCCTGCATAGATCTGGCTAATAACCCATCCCATAATTGAGTTGATTCCTGGTCCATTAGGAAGGGACTAGCTTGCATTAAAGTTGAGTAAAGATAAATATCGGGATGGGCCAATAATAACCAGTTATTAGCAGAATCTGCCAGACCTGAAAGTGCAGGGATCTTTTGGTAATAATTCAGTTGAACAGTTACTGATGCACTGGGTGTTGGTAATAATTGGATCGAATTTCCTTCAATCGTGTAATAATCTGGTGTCCCGGCTTGGTTGTTTTGTTGTTCCCGGTAGTCATCGGATCTATCTGATGTTATATAAACCAGCCTTTTCGGTGGTGAAGTTGAAGTTAGTTCAATATTCAACATCTCCAGGAAATCAGTTGGAATACTAACATATTGACCTGCTGTTGAAGCAGTGCTGCGAACAAGCATATCCCGGACTCTGAGATTACGATTGAAAGATGCTTCTGCTAGTGAAATAAATTCAGGAATTCTATCAGTCAGGTCTGACCGATTTAGCCAGTTGGCTACTGCAGTATGGAGTTCTGCTTTTGTTGAAATTGCCATTTACGATAAATGCCCTTCCCATGTTTTAAATGCTTTATTTTCTGGTCTATCCAGCCATTTTAATAGTTTTTTTGTAGACCCCTTTGGACCTAGTATTTCATCTCTATAAAGTTTTGCTGCTAGAACTGGTGGGATTTCTGCAACATGCCTGACTTCATTCTTCCTGTCAACAGGTTGCTCTCTGAGGTATTTGGTGTAATCTAAGGTAGGTTGGACATCTTGCTTTTTTACAATATGGAAAGTACCGTCACCGTCCTCTGTATGGACAGCAGTTTCTACCCCAGATTCATTAGATATCAGTGATGATGTTTTCGGCAAATTTATCCATTCTCTCTCCAGAAAATAGGTTGGTACCCCTCCCGAAAGAGGGGTAGTTTAAGGGTTAAACCAGGTTAATTATGCACCGTTGCAATCTGCCAGAAGGCCATGCGCTAGCTCATTATCTACCTGAAGACCGCCTTCCCAAATTATGTACGAGCCTTGCGAATCTCCGATTCTACCGATGGATTCGGTTTCAAAAGCCCGGAGTTGGGCAACTTTCACATATTCTGGGTTAATCAACAGGATGTCTTTATCACCCCGGATGAAACGATCAGCTTGAATTGCATAAGTACCAAAATCACCAATATAAACAGATACATTGGCTTGCACTTCATCAGCTTTCGACGGAAGAGCTACAACTTGAGTTGCTGATGCTCTGCCTCCAAACGTGCTGAGTTTTTGTTTGTTACTTGATGAACACAATATCTGATTTGGAGCATCTCCCGAATTGTCGTAACACAATTTCAGGACACTCTTCAAGAGTGTTTCCGTTGCTGCTCTCGCAGTACTGGAATCAGTTCTTGCGGTTGAGCCAACTGCAGCCTGAGCAGCAGTAGGGTTCGTTCCACCAGAATGCTTATCAATATTTGTTGCCAGTTTTGCTAATATTCCAGCAGTTGTACGAGCAGTTCCTGCTGATGCACTGGAACCTGTATTAACGATAGAGTTCCCAAGCATCAACTTTTCTACATCACGTTTTAATGCACGTGACATTATTGATAATTGATGTGCCATAGCATCTGACACACCTGCACGATTAATTGCTGCTTGTGTACCAGTTACTGCTGCTGATCTCCTTAGAATCTGACACTGGTTAGAATTTCTAACAGTGTTGTTTGGAGTCTCTGCTGCAATAGTTTCTCCCTCTACCCTTCCGGTAGTGGACACTGCAGGTAGTGATTCCGTTTGATGCTCAAAAAGTGTATTAGATACACTGCGTTTTCCTGCCATTGAGACAAATGGAGTTTCTTCAGGACTGATATTATATATCACATCCGAAAGATCCTCACGTTGCCCTTTAGCTTCGTAGGAATCAAACGCATTTGTAATCTTAGCCATTATTCCCTTTCATTTCAGTTAGTTATAGTTTATAACAGTTGTTTGAATACCTCAGCAGCATCAGACATTTTGCCCGATTTTGCTAAGCGAATTTTTGCTTTGTGAACAGAAGTTTGCTTCCGGGGTTGCTCCGGGGCAGATCCAGGCGTAACTGCTCTAATTGCTGGAGGTGCAGGTTTAAGTTTAACTTTACCTCTACCCTGTAACCCACTTGCAATCATTCCTGACCTTAGCGCACGTACAGCACGTTGGTCATAAACCTGAGATATCTCCTCAGCAGAATAGCCTAAAGTATTAACGGCATAATCTCTGATTTGCATTTTCTCAGCTTGCATCACTGCTTCATCCTGCCATTCCGGTATTGCATCAATCAGTTCCTGGTGCTGTTGGGCCAGATGAGTTTTCATCTGTTCCGCTTGCTCATATTCCTGTTGTTGTCGCATTCTAAACTGCTCCTGCTTCAACTCCAGGTTCCTTTCTTTCTGTGAGCGAAAATTTTCTTTCTGTTTCACCCATTCAAGAGGGTCTGATTCGTAAAGCTGATCCCAATCCGGTTCCTGGGGTTGTTGGGCCTCTTGTTGCTGAACTAACCGTTCCAGGTTCTGCTGATACCGCAACCTGTCTTGTTGCGCTGCCTCCTGTTCCGCTTGCAGTTGCTTCTTATCTTCAGCAATTGCTTGCGTTTTTTTTGTGTAATCTTGCTGCCGTTGATAACCTGCAAGAGCTTCGTCCAGGGTGACCTCATAATCCGTACCGTCTAACTTTACCCGGTAATACTTATCAGGTTCCTGTTCTGCTTCTTCCTGTTGATCTTCTTCAGCTTCGATCTCTTCAGATTCTGCTTCAATTTCCGGTTCTTCTGCTTCAATTTCTGCTTCTTCTGGTACTTCATCCAACTGCTGCTGATTATCGGGTTCACCGGTCAACATAGACTGAAATGCTACTTCTGCCTGTTGGAGTCCTGTTGCTTCTGCCATAGGTTACTCCCAAATTTAGATTAAAATTTACGCTTCATAGACCTACTTAAAGTAGATTTATGAAACTCGCCTTTTTCTAGTATAACATTGAAATGATTACGAACCTCTGCTACTGCCCATTGAAGTTGAAACAAAACTTCTCTACCTGCAGAATCTTTTGGATCTGAGGCTTTCCAGGCATCAATATATTTGGATTCTAATTCTTGGAATATCTTCTGGAAGAGGGGGTCTGACAGGAGTTCTTTTGCTCTCTGGGATTCTTGCAGTTCCTGGTCTATTTCGTTCATATTTCTGTTGTTGTCACAAAAGCACGAATCTTGGCTTGAGTGCAAATTACCGGCTTGGGCATATCCTGGGAGTCACCTGATGCAACTGCATTTGCATATATTCGTTCCCGATCCTGGAGACATATTTGTGGGTCCGGGTTGTCCTTCAACTTGCATTGTATGCAATATTCAGTATCGTAAGAATAATCTATTTCGTCCATTATTGATTTTCCTCTACCCCAAGTAATCCCCCACCAACTGCACCTGTAGTTAATAGTGGTGCAACCATTGATCTTAGCACCTGGTTCCCTTTAAGCATTTCAGTCAGAACATGTTTGGGAGACTTACCTGTTTCCATTGCAGTTTTATTAACTCTTGACATTAACATTTCCATCCAGGTTGCACCCTCCGGTAATCCCACTGGTGCCTTACCAACTCCAGTATATTTTGAGGCACCACCCCAGATTGAAGCCTGGGCTTGTGCAGGTGCCACACCCATTTTTTCTGCAAACTTAGCAAACTCATCCTCAACTGCAGCATAAATTTCTTTTGAAGCAGATGTTCTGAGTTTATCTGCCTGTTTCCCAACTCCTCCATATTTACCTGCAACTGCTCTCATTGCCCCTGCATCTAATGTGGCAGAGGATAAATTACCCATAAGATTATCCCAGAAACTGTTTACTTTTGATGCGCCAATTGGGAACATCGTCTGCAGATGTTGTGCATACTGGGGTATTCCTGCAACTTTAACATTTTTACCACCAACCATAACCGAACCTTTTGTTGCTTCTTTTGCAGATGCAAGCAAACCATTTATTGATTTCAACCCCATTCTTCCAAGTCCCGGTGGAATTGGAGCAAGAGTTCTTGTTGCAATTTGCTCTGCAAATGGGACATTTGATTGATCCAGGGTATTCCAGTAAGATGCCTGTCTGATATTTGGAATAACTGCAGTATTTGGAGAAAGTGCAGCATTATATCTCAGGAATCTTTCATAGAGTTTAAGTCCCAAATCATCACCAAATTGCTCAATTGCAAACTTTTTCAGATGATTAGTGTTATACCATTCCAGACCACCCTGTTTTGCACCTGCCTCAAACCACTCCTCCAGTTGTTTCTGCTGTTTTGGAGAGTTGAAGATTTTCAGGATCTCATCTGTTTCCTTATTTTGGGTCAGAGGCCGAAAAACATCCCCCCTAGTCTGAGGTACATTCGGATATCCACCCTTATTGAGGTTAAAAAGACCTGTTTCATCTACAAGATTCCTGCCTCCCTGTATATAAGCAGGTGGTATGACAGGTGTATCGCTCAGTTTAATGTGCTCAAGATCCATACCCTTCTTCTGAAGTTCTTTATAGGCTTTTGGGAATGAAGAAAATGAATGATGACCCCAGGCTACTGGATTACCCGAATTAATATCCGCAATCTGTGAAATCCTGAAGCTACCTTCCGGTTTCGCAACTTTTTGGGGGGCCTTAGACATGTCCGTCGCAACTTCAGTCCAGTCACCACTTGGTTTACCTTCTTTCCAATTCTGACCTTTTGATGGATTTTGGGTAAGAATATATGTTCCTCTTCCGTCAGGACTTTGTGCAACTACTGACTCACCTTCCTTAAATTTTATTTTTGCACCCTTTTTAATGGGGAGCCTTTTAGTATTTCTGAGAACCCCCCCAAGAAGACCACCTCCAAAAACTGATCCTGGCATATTGGAACCACCTCCAATGGAATTTGCAGCAATAGCAACTTGATCTGCAATATACCCATCTGGATCATTTGCTGCATCATGCCCGGTTCTTTTTTTGTATTCTTCAATATTTCCCCAGGCAAGTGTAGCAGGATGGTTTGGAGAGAACCAGGGGTTCCCCCTGTCTTTATAGGCATCCCATCCCTGACTGATATAATCCAGTAACCCTGGTTGGTTTGTAGTTGGGGTGGTGGTTCTAGCACCATATCGTTTACGCATTCGGCAAGTTCTGTTGTGCGAGTTGTGCCTGAAGCATTGCAGCATTCTGCTTCATCTGCTCCCGGTCTCTTTCCATTGATGCTTTAATTTTGGCACCGTCCATTGTGGTGTTATATTTTGCCTCCATTTCCATTAAGGACAATTGGGCCTGGGATTCAATCCTGTCTTTCTCTCTGTCATCCAATCGGAGCATTTTTTCTCTTTCAAGTTCAAGTTTACCCATATCATTCTGGGCATCTGCCTGGACCTTCTGTCCCTGAATTTTTATATATTCTTCCTCTGGACTTGGCTCTTTCGGTTGAGGTGGTGGTGGCTGGTATTGAGCAGGATCTGTAAAGAACATAGAAGGGTCCTGGAACCCGGCAAGTTGCACTATCTTGGAGAGAGTTTGATAGTGCTGCCGTAAGTTGACAATCGGGTTCTCAGGACCTAATCTCTGAAGGAGAGCATCCTGTACTTTCATAATATTCTCAAGAAATCCCATCTTTTCTGCATCATTCCCTCCACCAAGTGGGATATCTACAGTGAGATCCATGTCTGCATCCCAACTTCTGGGATCTATCGGGACCCATTGATTTCTGAGCCTGACCATTTTCTCCCTATCCTGGTGCTGACAAACTAACTTCAAAACACCTTTATACAATGGTTTCAGACCAGTTTCGGCAAATATTCTAGCAATCAACTCAATGTGTGCCTGGGCTGCTTTAACTCCTGCATCGATTCCAACTTTTGCAGTGGAAGTCAGATTTTCTACATCAAGACCCTGGGAAACTTTTGTTATTCCAGTCCGGGATGCCTTTAATTCATCTAACATTCCCAGGATTGGGAGTGCAGCCTGACCGACAAACGGCATCGAAAGTTGAGTGACTGCAGTGGGGTTTTTGGCCCTTATAATTGCTCCGACTTCAGTATTGAGCACATCTTTCATGTTGACGGCACCTTCCTGGACCATCATTCTTGGATTCACTGCCATAACAAGCGAATCCATCACGTTTCTGAGAATAGCCGACTTAATGCGTTGAATATCAGCAACAATATCAGTGATGCTGGCCCCATCCCAGGAATGAGGTGTTGGATCTGGGGTCAGGCACACAAAAGGTATTTGGTCACATGGCATTGTGTTCACCACATTGTGGGCATTCCCAATTGTGCAGACTCTCAATAATTCTGAAAAATTGTCGTTATTTTTATCAATTTTTACGTAAGATTCGCAATATAGTACCTTCCGGGAAGCAGGTTCTAAGTTACCCTGGTGCCTGGTGGCACTATCGGCATGTCGATTGTAATATTCTTCATTATTGGAAAAAGACTCTTCAATACCTGCATGTTCCTCAACTTCATCCCGGTCATATCCCAGTGCAACCAGGTCAGAGATCGTCTTATAGCTACGATGTGCAACAATATCAGCAGTTTGGACAGATTTAGCAGTTCTGGAAATGAGAAATTCTTCAGGAGGGAGTGCTTCAATCTTTATATTCCCTTCTTTTACTCTCCTGGTGAGAGTAACATTGAAAAGTGGAATCCCTTCTGCAGTTTGACCAGACGGTTCCATCTCTACTGACTCAACATCATCATCACCTGCCAGAATCTGAGCCTGTTGTTCATCCAGGCCAGAAAATCTGGAAGAAGTGACCTTCTCAGACTCTTCATGCCAAAATTTCAAAACCCCGGTTCTACGAATTAAGGCATCTTTAAATACTGACATCATTGTAGTGAAGAAATTTGGCTGCTTCTCCAGGATCAAATTATTAATGTAATCAGTGATCTGTTCGCTTTGGGCTACATCCTCTGGTCCTTTTGGAGAGAATTGCATTATCTTGTTTGCCCCAAAAAAGACTCTCATCAATGCAGGTAGGATTGCATTTATAGTATCCCTGGTATCATAACTTGTGGCACCAGATCTGCCCTCATCTTCCTGTTCCGGTAAATGACCTGAGTAATATTTAGATGCAGTTACCCTGTCAGTCGATAGTTCATCACAATACTGAATTGAGTCTTCAAGCATCCGGGCAACGTAACCCTGAAACTCTTCTTCATCCATTTCTTCCGGTGCTGTCTCTAATTCTTCAATATCGTCAATTTCGGGTAATTCTTCTAATTCTGGGGAATATTCTGCCATTTTGGGGTCTCAGATCTCTCTGTATGGGGGTTTTTTGATGTGGTCCTATGCGAAACATAGATACGTTTTATCATTATATCATCCAATTGCACCGGAACAGGTGCTATTGCTAAACTATGTTAGGCAGATTTCTCATAATCGGTTTTGACCACCCCCCGGTTGCTCCAGACATGATTGCTGAAGTACCTCCAAAAGTGAGTACGAAACTGTCAGCAAAATCAGGGGAACCTTTATGTCCCAACCTCTTTTTCATTTCTGCTTTA